CTACACTTCCGATACGTTCCTTCTCCCGCCCCCGCGGGTTCCCTGCCGTATCGCTAATTTTGCTCATTTACTCACGCGCCTTGTGTACGGTTGCCGCTGACGCTCTTGGCGCTTAAGGTACGATTCGACCGCTTTTAGAAGCTCAGGCGGCAACTCCTGTTCTTCACGGCCGACATACTCATTAAGCGCGATCTCCAATTCTCGATTAAACGTTCTTCCGTTCCGCTCTGCGGACAGTCGCAGACGTTCAACCAGGGGGCGAGGTAGGCGCGGGCCAATTTGCACCCGCTCATCCTCGGCCGTCACGTCGCCCGCGTCTCCGCGAATATCGGACATACGACACACCTCCAACCACTGTTTCACCACTCTCTACAGTATAAGCTAACATGCGTTAACAGTCAATAGGTAGATGGGGAATTGGTAGGCGGGTTTCATTCCCCCTTGCTCATGTTTCTGCCGACGGCCGCGCTCCCCCAGGCGCGGCCGTTTGGCGTCTATACAGTGGCGAATGGACGTGCTATAATGGCGGGGAGTGTTTCAGAATGAAACAAAAACCCACCGACTACCGCAACCGAATCAAGGCGCTTGAGTACGTCAATAGCGCCGACTTGACCGCCCATCCGGGCAACTGGCGAGAACATCCGGCCGCGCAAGCAGAGGCGCTTAAAGGCGTGCTATCCGAAGTCGGCATTGCCGGGGCGCTGCTGGCCTATCGCTCCGAGCGGCAGGGCGGGGCGCTAGTCGTCATCGACGGCCATCTGCGAAAGGACGCCGCGCCGCAACAGTGGCCGGTGCTGATACTGGACGTTGACGACGCCGAGGCCGATTACATCCTGGCGACGCATGACCCCCTCGCGGCAATGGCGACGGCCGACGCCGGGGCGCTCGACGCGCTGCTGTCCAGCGTGCAGAGTGGGGAGGCGGCGGTAATGGAGATGTTGGCAGACCTCGCCGCTCATTCGGGGTTATATGATCCCGGTGAAACGCCGCACCTAGACGACTTGGAAAATGAATATGGCGAGCCAGAGGAGCGCGATTTCTGGCCGTTCATTCGGGTACAGGTCGCACCCGAAACCTTCCAGCGTTGGCAATCGCTGCTCCAGTCTTTACCCGGCAAGGACGAATCGCACAAAGCGGCCCAGATATTAGAGGCGGTCGATGTTACTATACTTGGCACAGTCCTTCCCTGACGCATGGGGGGGGGTAAGGTACACGACCGAAAGCATGAAACTACATCTAGCCGAACGCGACCCACAACACCACTCTTGGCCCAAGAGTGGTGTCGACCGTGGTAACATGAAATTACGAATATTACTCAGTTACCACTACTACAAAGACACCGACCTCGACGCGCTGTTCGAGAAGTATTTTACACCGCCATACCCCGAAGTATTCGCCGACAGTGGCGCATTTAGCGCGGCCAGCCAGGGAGCGCAGATAAACATCCCCGACTATGCGGCGTGGGTGAAACGATGGGCGCACCTGCTGACGGTTTACGCCAATCTCGACGTGATAGGTAACGCCGACGCGACCGACCGCAACCAGAAGGCGCTAGAGGACTTAGGACTTGCGCCGCTACCCGTTTTTCACACCGGATCAGACATGGCGCACCTCGAAAAGTTGGTCGAGCATTATCAGTACATCGCACTCGGTGGCATGGTCCCGTTTATGCGATTCCCGAAGCGCATCATGCCGTGGCTGATTAAGTGCTTCAAGCTGGCCCAGGGGCGAGCCGTGTTTCATGGGTTCGGCGCAACCTCGTGGACTGTCGTCAAGGCGCTGCCGTGGTATAGCGTTGATTCCTCGTCATGGGGTTCTGGTTTTCGTTATGGACAAGTGCCGGTATTCGATGCGCGGGCTGGCAAGTTCCAGACGTTGAACCTGGGTAACGTGGCCGCGTGGCAAAAGTATTCGCGGCTGGTTGAGGCACTTGGCTTTGATTGGCGCGACTTCGCCGACCGCAACCGCAACGACCGGGCCAAGATATGTGCAATCTCGGCGCTATCTTACATGATGGCCGAGCAATGGTTACGTAAGCGTCACGGCGAGATATTTATCCCCGGCCGGCAAGGTGTGCCCGGCGTCCGGGCACACCTTGCCGACGCGAACCCCGCCCGCTTTGGTGAAGCCGTTCAAGGTGCAGGCGTTCGCCTGCACCTTGCCGATACCTCCAACGGTATCAACTATGGTGACGCAGATAAGGGTCTAAAGCTACACCTGGCCGATTCCCGGCCCTTCAGCGGCGGCGAGGTCGCCGCCGCTGAAAGTGGGATTAAGATTCACCAGTCGGCCAGTGTGCCAAGTCAACAAACTGAGTGGCGCTCCAGGAGCGCCACTCAGTTTGGCCCGCGCATCCACCTAGCCGAACACTCCCTAGACCGGGGGGGGGTAGGAGACACAAGCAGGGCGATGGAGATACTCAGTGAAGGCAATCGCAATCGTTAGCGGTGGAATGGATAGCGTTACCCTGGCTTACCTACTAGCCAGCCGGGGCTATACCTTACACCTACTGTCATTCAACTATGGCCAGCGGCACGTTAGGGAATTGGAATACGCTGCCCGCGCCGCGGCTGACCTCGGTGCGCGGCATGACGTGATCGACCTGTCCGCGCTGACGCCGTTCCTTTCCGGGTCGGCCCTGACGGACGCCATCGAAGTCCCCGAAGGTCACTATGCCGCGCCCAATATGCGGCTAACGGTCGTCCCCAACCGAAACGCGATCATGCTGGCTATCGCCTACGCCGTGGCTGTGGCTGAGGGTGCGACGATGGTAGCAACGGGCGTCCACGCGGGCGATCATCCCATCTACCCCGATTGCCGCCCGGAGTTCATCGCCGCCTTTGACGCGATGGAGCTCCACGCCACAGACGGCTATGCTGCCGACGGGCTGCACCTTTACGCGCCGTTCGTCCACATGAGCAAGGCGGAGATAGTAGCGTTAGGGGCGTCACTATTCGTCCCCTATGAACACACCTGGAGTTGCTACAAGGGTGACGAGGCTCATTGTGGCGTTTGCGGGACTTGCGTCGAGCGGCGCGAGGCATTTGTCTTGGCGGGGGTCGCTGACCCCACCATATACATGTCGAGGTAAAAACCATGTCTAAAAACACAATCAGGATCATTGTCTGGCTCGTCGGGCTGTATGTCATGTGCCAGGCCATTGCCGACGTCGGGGCGACAAAGCTAGTCGAGATCGGCGGGGTGGTCATGCCGGGCGGTACATTTATCTTTGCCCTAACCTTTACCCTGCGGGACATGATTCACAAGCGGCTCGGTAAGGACTGGGCGCGGGCGGCTATCGTCGCCGCGGCCGGGATGAATATCATCCTAGCGCTTTACATGGCCGCTATCGGCCGGTTGCCGTCGCCGGACTTCTTCGCGCTGGGTGATGCCTGGGGGGCCATTTTTGCCATTGTCCCGGCTATCACCATCGGCTCGATTGCGGCCGAGTTCGCAAGCGAGATGACCGACACCGAGGTATACCATTTTTGGAAGACCCGATTTCCCCGCGCGCCTCAGTGGTCGCGGGTGCTGGTCAGTAACGCCATTAGCCTGCCGATAGATAGCATCATCTTTACGCTGCTGGCGTTCGTTGTGTTACCACCGGTGTTCGGCGCTGAGGCGATGCCGTTCGGCGTGGCCGTGGCGCGGTTGGCGTCGGGTCAGATTCTTTACAAGGCGGCGGTAACGCTCATCAGCCTGCCGCTTATCTACACGATTCCCGATAGGCCGGTTGACGATCTGCTGTTAGCGCGTGCGGGCACGGCAACAACTACCACGCTATAAAATGGGCAAGACCGCTGTCACTCGTCCCACCGACCAGATAGCCGAGGCCATCCGCAAGGCGGCCGGCAACGTGACGGCCGCGGCCCGGTCGCTGGGCATGGACAGGACGGCGCTGCATCATCGCATCGCCAAGAGCGAGACGCTTAAGCGCATCGTGCAAGAGGAGCGCGAGGCGCTGGTAGACATGGCCGAGTCGGCGCTGCGGGCCGAGGTGCTAGACCGCAACATGACGGCTATCATCTGGACGCTGAAGGCCAGTCCGGAGGCCAAGCGCCGGGGTTGGGGGGAACGACAGGAAGTGACCGGCGCGGACGGCGGGCCGGTGGCGATTCATATGACATGGGGCGACATTGACAACGGCAACCGCGACGGCGGCGATACGGATTAAGCTGCCAAATTTTCACGCACGGCAGATGGAGGTCGCCCGTTCTCCGGCGCGATTCAAGGTCGCGGCGTGCGGCCGTCGTTGGGGCAAGACGCGGCTCGGCTCGGTCATGTGCGCGAAGGTGGCCGCGGACGGCGGCCGGGCGTGGTGGGTTGCGCCAACTTACAAAGTGGCCCAGGTCGGCTGGCGACAAATTAAGCGGCTGGCGCTACAGGTTCCGGGAATGGACATCAACAAGGCTGAGCTACGCGCTACCTTCCCCAACGGCGGGGAGATTCAGGTGCGCTCGGCCAGCGACCCGGACAGTCTGCGCGGCGAGGGGTTGGACTTCGTTGTGATGGACGAATGCGCCTTTATTCACGTGGACGCATGGCAGGAGGCCTTGCGGCCGGCGCTTTCCGACCGCAAGGGCCGGGCGTTGTTCATATCGACGCCGAAGGGCCGCAACTGGTTCTGGCGCAACTGGCAACGTTGCCTCGATGACCATGACCATGAGTGGCAGGGCTGGCAATTGCCGACGGCCGATAACCCGTTTATCGACCCGGCTGAGATTGAAGCGGCGCGGTCTATGTTGCCAGAGCGGATATATGAGCAGGAGTATCTGGCGCAATTTCTGGACGATGCGGGCGGTGTGTTCCGGCGGGTACTGGACGCGGCAACGGCTGAGGAGCAGGACGGCGCGACGGGCGGCC